TTCGACCTTAGTTCGTTGCGTACAGGAATCATGGCAGGCGCGCCATGTCCGGTAGAAATTATGAAGCGTGTAGTGACAGAGATGCACTGCGAAGGAACGACGGTTGGATACGGGCAAACGGAAGCTTCGCCGATCATCACGATGTCAGCGATAGGCGATGGCCTAGAGCGGCGTGTGTCGACGGTGGGGCGAGCCTGTGCGAACACCGAAGTGAAGATCGTTTCCGCGCGCGGGGACACGGTGCGTGTGGGCGAACAAGGAGAGCTGTGCGCGCGCGGGTACATGGTGATGAAGGGTTACGACCAGGAAGTGGAGGCGACTTGCCGGGCGATTGATGAAGATGGCTGGCTGCACACCGGAGACCTGGCGACGATGGACAGCGATGAGTATTTCCGGATCACGGGACGAGCGAAAGACATGATCATTCGTGCCGGTGAGAATGTGTACCCGCGAGAGGTCGAAGAGTTCCTCCACACGCATCCGAAGGTCGCGGAAGTGCAGGTGGTGGGCCTTCCCGACGCAAGACTTGGCGAGGCGGTTGCAGCGTGGATTCGGCTGAAGGAACCCGCGGCGGAGGATGAAATCCGGGAGTTCTGCCGTGGAAGGATCGCGCATTTCAAGGTGCCTCAATATATTCGCTTCGTCGATGCATTTCCCATGACGGTGACAGGGAAGGTTCAGAAGTTTCGGATTCGCGAGATCGAGATTCAGGATCGGGGACTGGAAGACGCGGCGCGGATTCAGACCGCATAAGTGGAGTGAAAAGACGCGAGGGGATCGCGAGCAAGTCGAGGTACGGAATGTGTTCGAGCCAGGTGACCGAAGAGACTTAGGAATCGGCAGCGTGTTTTCAGGCGCTTAGGAGGGTCATTCCTGTAGATCACAAACCTGATTGATAGAGTTGGTGCAGGAGAGAGTTGATTGCGGGCGCTTCCAGAAATGGAGGCGCCCTTTTTTTGGAATCCAAATGGCGGCACGGGCAACAAAGGAAACGGAGACCCCACGAGAGAAGCCGCAGAGAGGGCTGAAGGGTTCCCGCAGACAGCGAATCACGAAGCTGCTTATTGGCATCGAGAAGAAACTTAACATCGAGAACAGTAAGGTGACGCTGGCGGATTTCATCCGGCTGACACAGCTGGAACGTCAACTGGAGGAAGAGGAGCAGCCGAGGGAGATCATCGTTACGTGGAAAGATCCAGCGGAAAAACGCTGCGGATTGAAATAGACTATGTGCCGCTTCCTTCGCAGAGTAAGTTTCATGCATCCATGGCGAGGTTCAAAGGGTTTTCCGGGCCGATCGGTTCGGGGAAGAGTCAAGCGCTGTGCCAGGAGGCGATCCGACTCAGTTACTTAAATCCCGGGCGGCAAGGGTTAGTTGGAGCACCGACCTATCCAATGCTACGCGACGCAACTTTGACCAGCTTCTTGGAGGTACTGGCCAGTAATGGAATTCGGCACGAGCTGAATAAGTCTGAATCGGTGCTGCTGATGAAAGACACCGGGTCGCGGATCTACTTTCGATCCGTGGACGATTTCGAACGGTTGCGCGGAACCAACTTGGCGTGGTTCGGGCTGGATGAGCTGACCTATACGGCGGAAGAAGCGTGGCTGCGGCTGGAGGGCCGGCTACGCGATCCGCGGGCATCGCGCTTGTGCGGCTTTGCGGTGTGGACGCCCAAAGGATTCGATTGGGTGTATCGGAGGTTCGTTCGTAATGTGATAGCGGGATACGAAGTGGTGCTTGCAAAGCCATTCGAGAACAATTATGTGCTGGACAAGGTCCCGGACTTCTATGAACGGCTGCGAAACAGCTACGATCCGAAGTTTTTTGAGCAAGAGGCGCTGGGCGAGTACCTGAACGTACAAGCCGGCGTGGTTTATGAGGGATTCCAACGTAAGCGGAACCTCCAGGAATTAGACATCGACGGAGCGTTGCCATTGTTTTGGGCATTGGACTTCAACGTGGATCCAATGAGTTCCATCGTGGCGCAGAAGAGCGGTGAAGAGATTCGGGTGTTGGATGAAATAGTGCTCAGCAGGGCCAGTACATTGCAAGCTTGCGAAGAGTTTCATGCGCGGTATCCAAATCATCAGGCGGGCGTTGTGATTTACGGGGACGCATCCGGGCAAAGGCTGCAGACGGCAGGAACGACGGATTATCAAATCATCAAGGAGTATTTTCGACAGACGGCGTACCGGAATGTGAAGTTTCGCGTGCCGCCGAGCAATCCGAGTGTTCGAGAGCGGGTTGCGCTGGTGAACGCAAAACTGTTTTCGGCTAACGAAGAGGTGCGGTTGTTTGTCCATCCGCGGTGCATAGGGCTGGTGGCGGACCTCGAAGAGGTAACGTTCAAGCCTGAAACGAGCGTGATCGATAAAGAGCGTGATCCCAAGAGAACGCACTTATCGGATGCGTTGGGTTATTTGATTTGGCAGGAGTATCAGCCCCGAGTGATGTTCGGCGAGCAGGGCCGAAGGCTCATTTGATGACGGAAGAATAGATTGATGAACATTGGCAACGTTGGTCTGAATATCACGCACGAGCATCCCGAATACGCAGCGAAGCGGGCCATGTGGAGGCAGTATAGAGATCTTTACGCAGGGGGCGCGCAGTTTATCGCGAGTGCTGATCAGTACCTAGTACGGCGTCAAAAGGAGCCCGGAGACGTCTTTGTGGAAAGGTTGAGCCGGAGCTTTTACGAGAATTACGTCGGGTCGATTGTGGATTGGTACACAGCGACCCTCTTCCGCAGGGAGCCAGGTCTAAATTTCGAGGGAAATAACGAACGGGCCAAGAAGTTTTTCGGCGACTTTACAGAAGACTGCGACCTCAAGGGTACGAATCTGTCGGAGTTTTTCCGCCGGCAGTTTGTGGAAGCGCTGGTTTGCGGAAAGAGCTATGTGCTGATAGATTTCCCCCGGCTTACAGAACCGGTGGGTACTCGGGCCGAAGAAGATGAACGGGGGGCTTCGCGTGCTTACTTAGTGAGTTACGCCGCCGATGAATTGATTAATTGGAGTTATGACGAACACGGACAATATCAGTGGGTAGTATTGCGGACGCAGAGTTTGCGTAAGGACAAGCTGGACGATGCCGGTTGGTGGAAGCAAACGCGCTGGGTCTACTACGACAAAGAGAACTATCGAATCTATGAGCAGGTAGAAGAGGGTAGCAGGGCGGCGCGTATTGATGTCGTGGCCGAAGGGCGCCACGGGCTGGCGAAGCAGTCGCGGGTACCGCTGGTGGAAGTGCGAGTCTCGGAGGGGTTGTGGCTGTTGAACAAGGCGGCTTCGCTGCAACTGGAACACTTCAACAAGTCGAACGCCCTGGGATGGGCGCTGACCATGGGATTGTTCGCGATGCCAGTGGTGTATTCGGAACGCGACTGGGATCAGGTGATGGGCGAGTCCTACTACATTCAGCTTGGCCCGCAAGACCGGTTTGGATGGACGGAGCCTCAAGGGACTGTTTACCAGATTGCAGCAGATAACCTGACGAGATTGCAAGAAGAGATTTACCGCGTGTGCTATGTAACTCACGCCGGCGGGGCCGTATCGGGAAACGCCACGCAATCGGGGGTAAGTAAGCAGCGTGATTATGCAATTACGCAGGAAGTGTTGCGCGCCTACGGTGATGCAGTGAAAGATTCCATGAAGCGCGTGCTTCGGGCGGTTGAGGCGGCACGTGAGGACGGCTTGAGCATCGATGTGTCGGGAATGGATGAATTCGACATCGGTGATTTTGGGACCGTATTGGAAGACGCTCAGCGGTTGTTGAGCTTGGGCATCAACTCTCCGACCCTTAAGAAGCAAGTGTTCAAAAAGCTTGCATTTCAATTCCTGTGCGACGTCCGGCAAGAGATGAAGGACCGGATTGGACGCGAAATCGATCAAGAACAACCTTGAAGGGCATGTTCTGACGAAGTCATTTAGGGAGGTATATGGAAGAAGCCAAAACAGAGGGAACCGAATTGCGTTCTTTGATACGCGGGGTCATTGAGGAATTTGTCCACGGCGAGCAAGTGAAGGCCGAGCCAGCGTATAAGGCAGAACTGCTTGATGAACGCAAGCGGCGCGAGGACTTGGAGAAGCGGGTTAACGATTTGGTTCAAGAAAATACTCGCAGCCGGCAAATGGCGGAAGAGGCGGAGCGGAGCTCGTCGATACGCGCGGAGTTACAGCGGCTGGGGGTAGCGAAGGTGGATCTGGCCTATCGCGCGGTGAAAGATGACGTTCATCGGAAGGACGATGGGCAGTTAATCGCGCGAGATGGCCCGGGCGAAGTCCCTCTGCGGGATTATCTAAAGCAATTCGTACAGGAGAATCCCGAGTTGTTACCCGCGCGCATCACTGGCGGATCGGGGGTGGGATCGGGCTCCAAAGCTGTAATGAACACGGGCGCATTTGATCTGGACAAGATTCGGCCGGGCATGAGTCCGGAAGAACTGGAGAAGGTTCGCCAAGAGGTCTCGAGAGTGGCAAGTCAAGCACTGCGAGGCATGTGAAGGGGGCGCCGGGAGCGGCCGAAGGAACGCATGGCCCGGTGTAGGTTCGAGAACAATAAACGAGGTCAAGTAGATGCCAACAATTACATCCGCAAATGTAGCAAATGCAATCGTGAAGCTTGTCGCAGTGGACGCCTTGCCGGCACTGGTTAGCAACCTGGTGATGGGCAACTTAGTCAATCGTGACTATGAACCAACGCTGGCTAACGCGGGCGACACCGTGAACGTGCCGATTCCTCCGACCCTGGTGGCTAACAACATCGCGGAGGGCGGCACGGTGCAGACGCAAAATCCGAACTTGGGCAACGCGCAGATTGTGCTCAACACGCACGCCGAGGCGACGTTTCAGATTCCGGATGTCACGAAGGTGCTGGCAGTGCCGGACCTTCTTAAGCTGTACATGCAACCAGCCGTGGTGGCAATCGCTGAAAGGATCGAGTCGGACATATTAAGCCTCTACTCGCAGTTCAGCTCAAATACAGCGGTGGGCACGGCAGGTATCGCGCTCACAGAAGCAACTGTGGACCAAGCGGAGACGGCGCTGTTCCAAGCGAAAGTGCCGGGGGTTGCAAGTAAATATCTGGTGGTCGATCCGACGAGTTACTCGGCCATGAGACAGATTCCTCGTTTCAGTGAATATTATTCGGCTGGTGACGCGGGTTTACGGGCCCTGGTGGATGGCGCGGTGGGCAAGATTAAGGACTTCTTCGTCTTCCGGTCGCAGCTAGTACCGAAGACGGGCAGCGCGCCAGTGAATACCCACAATCTCGCTTTCGCGAGGGACGCGATTGGGCTGGTCATTCGCAGACTGCCGCAACCACTGCCCGGGACGGGCGCGATCGCGGAGTACGCGGAGATGGGCAACTTTGGAATCCGCGTCGTAATGAGCTACCAGCCGAATACGCTGGGGCAACAATTCACCGTGGATGTGTTGTACGGAACGGCAGTTCTTCGAAACTCATTTGGCGTGCAAGTGAACAGCTAAGCGGCAGGGGAGTGAAGAGCCAACGCGGGCGGACGTAAGAAAACGTCTGTCCGCGGTTAAGAAGGGAGTGGGATGGATCTACGTGTGTTTTTCCAAAAGTTGCGGAAAATCGAGCAGGAGATTGGGGCCCCTCATGTCGTGGTGGTAAGTCACGAGACACCTGATGGAGGCCGCGCCGGACAACTTACTGAGGTATCGAAAACGATTGCAGCGCGCCTTATCTTAGAAGGGCATGCTCACTTAGCGACGCCGGAGGAATCGGCCCAGTTTCGGGCTGAAGCGCGAAAGGCGCTGGAAGAAGCGCAACAGCGACAGATGGCGGAAAAGGTTCAGGTGAATGTGATCTCGGACGCCGATCTGCGAGCCATGAAGAGTGCAATGCGAGCGGAGAAGCGGTAGGGAGCCGAGAGCAACGATGGCCCTGTTTAATGACGGCCCCATCAGCGACACCGCGGATCTCCAACGATGCGAGAACTCGATTTTGAACCTCGCCAGCGCCGAGAGTATCGATTTAGGGGCGAAGATCATGCTCGCCCAGCAGGACGTTGCGAACGAAGTATTGCTGTTTCTTCTTCGGCGTCCGCACCGGCAGAGCAACTGGCTGTGGGACGATTCATCGAGCTTTCTGCGTTTGCGAAACGTGACGAATGTCGTGGTCACAGATCCCCTGCGGCAGTGGCACGTCCACAGAACTCTTTCACTGGTCTACCGGGACGCATACAACAATCAGCTTAACGATCGGTACCAAGCTAAGTGGACCGAATATGAAGAACTCGCGAAGGCCAGCGCGGAGACTTACTTCCAGATTGGAGTTGGCTTGGTAGCCGATCCTCTTCCGAAAGCTGCGGCCCCGCTTCTTTCCAGCGTGGCTGGGGCCGCGGCCGGCGGCATATTCTACGTGGCGGTGACGTGGGTGAATGGGGCGGGCAAAGAAGGCGCCCCGAGCGAGTTCGTTCAATTGGGGACCTCCAACGGCCAGCAACTTGTCGTTACCGTTAGCGTGGCGCCACAAAACGTGACGAGCTGGAACGTGTATGTCGGTACGTCACCCGCCACCTTGAGCCTTCAAAACCAAGGTCCGCTGGGAACAAGCAGCAGTTGGACAATGACCTCCGGGTTGATTGCAGGAAATCAGCTGCCAACCGGCCAGCTGCCTACCTGGTTCGCGGTGGATCATCGCGTGATCGAAAGAGGCTGAGTATGCTGCGAATTGCAGGATCGAGCACGCAGAAAGTACTGGGAATGCTGGCCGCCGATGGCGGGCTCCCGGCAGCCGTAGAGGCCCTGGTGCTTCAGCAAGGAATGACACTGCCGAGGATAGCGCCGCCGCAAATTATCGCGCAGAATGTAGCGGCGGAGTTGTCGGAGCATAGCACGACGACTAAGTACCCGTTGGTTTACGTGTACTGCAACAAGGTTGTCAATGAACTTCGGGAGAAGTTTCGGACATTTTCCGGCGACGCTCAAATGGTGGTGGAAGCGCGTGTGTCGCAAGACCGGTTGGACCAGATAGAAACGAACTTACAGGCCTATGTCGACGCCATCACGCAGGTCCTGGACAACAGCCGCGGCGACTGGGGAGACGGCGTGTTCTTCGACGGTGGATATGAGGTGACGTTTGGGGGAGTAAAGCACGGTGGGCGCAACTTTTTACAAATCGCGAAAATCTCATTTGTTCTGGAGATCAGCGCAGGCTAGCGGGCTCGTAATTTAGACTTCCTATGTCCTACATCCTTTCCAATGACAATCGGTTCTACGTAGCTCTGGAGCAAAGCTACGGCGCTGCAGCAATGATCAGCGCGAGTAACCGGATTCCCGCAGTGAAGTTGACGACGAAGCAACAGATCGAGAAGGTCCAACGTGCGGACAAGACAGGGTCGCGAACGTTCGTGGGGAATCCGAGCGGATTGCGGAAACAAACCAGTTTTGGTTTGAAGACGTATATGGCGAACTGGGCCGATCCTACCGCGCTGCCGCCGCACGGGCCGTTATTTCAGGCGTGTTTGGGCGGGTCGCCGACTCAATCGGCAGGGCTGACGGTTGCGAGTGCAAGCGGCTCCGGGGCTCTTGCATTTACGGCGCCGCACGGCTTAGCCCCTGGGGCAGCAATATCAAGCGGAGGCGAAATCCGCTTTGTGACGGTAGTGGTGAACGCCAACACCATTCAGCTGAATGCTCCGTTTTCTGTCACTCCGACCGCAAACTCGCAAACAGGGCCGACCGCGATGTATCAACCAGCCGAAAACCTTTCGAGCCTTACGCTGTATGACTACTGGAGCCCTACTACGGCAGTGCAGCGAGTGCTGGGGGGGTTGGCTGTGGACACGTTGTCGATCAGCGTCAACGGTGATTTCCATGAGTTTGATTTCAACGGGCAGGCACAAGACTTGGTGGACTCCGCCAGCTTCGGAAGCGGCCAATTTCAATTGTCGAGCTTTCCAGCGGAACCGAGCGTCGCGCCGATCAACTACTCAATCATTCCGGGAAACCTGGGGCAGGTTTGGCTTGGCAGCTCGCCGGCACGTTTTTTTACATTAACCAAAGCAGAAGTCACTTTCACAAACAATTTGGAGCTGCGGGCGCGAGAATTCGGGACCATATTGCCGAGCGTGATTTCTCCTGGACAACGAACAGTGTCGTTCAATTTCAGCCTTTACCAGATGGACGATACAGCGACGTCAGCTCTCTATCAGGCTGCACGCCAAAGATCACCCATTAGCGTGATGATGCAACTTGGCCAGCAGCAGGGTGAGCTATTTGGCATGTATATGCAGGGCGTGGTGCCGGAGGTGCCGGCGTTTGACGACGCCGATAAGCGGCAACAGTGGCAATTTCAAAGCTGCCGAGCGCAGGGAAGTGTGAACGATGAGATTTATGTCGCGTTTGCGTAAACAGCTCGTCGGTAGTGTTAGCGATGAGAGGACCGTTCCCCGGAACGGTACGTTGCAGTACGAGAGCATTGTATCTATTGATTCCAAGGCTGCACCGGGGGTGAGGTTCGCGATCCATCGCATCTCATTCGGGCGGCGCATGGAATTGAGCCGGCGAGTCCGCGAGCTCAGCCGAAAGGCGGAGTTCCTGGAAGCTGGGACCGAGATGCACGAGAAAATTGAAGCTAACATCCTGGCGCAGGAAATCGACGCGATGTACTTACAGTGGGGGCTATTGAGCATCGAGGGATTGATCATCGATGGCGAGACTGCCACCACAGAGCGGCTGTTGGAAAAGGGTCCGGAAGAATTAACACGCGAGGTAGTCGACGCGATCAAAGCACAGTGCGGCTTGAGCGAGCCTGAGAGAAAAAACTAATCGTCGCATTCCAGTTTCAACTTGGAAACAAGGCCGCATGGAGCTGCGACGTGTGTAGAAAGAGCGGCCTGGAGAGAAATCGGAGATGCGGCTGGCTGGTCAATAACGACGTTGTGAGCTCTCCGATCGTTTGGGCGCGGGGACGGACGACGCTCGCTACCTGTCCGACGTCATACATAACGTCCGAGAGCGTCGCGCTGCTAGACGAGTTTCATGCTTGGAAACTTCTAGGCGCCCAAAGCTTTTACGACTTGCCTGCGCGCCTAGTGGAGGCGATCTTTATCTTGGAGAACGAACTGAGGGCGGAAAAAACCGATGGCTAGAAGTGAGTGGGAGGATCTCCTGCCAGCGAGCAGCGCTGGGAGCGCGTCGCGAAGTGACTTACTCGGGCAACTGGCCGCCTCCACGGGCGGCGGTGCTGGGGGCGCAGCGAGCGGTTCCAGCGTCGGTGGTGTTCTTCAAAGCGGCAACTCTGACGTCACGGAGGGGTTGACGGCTCTGACGACTCAAATCACCAGTCTCACCTCCATTCAACAATCACAAATCAGCGCGCTGCAGGACAATACGCAGGCGGTTACGCAGAACACTACATCGAAGACAAGCAGCGGATCCTCGATTGGCAGCACGGTGGAGAGCGCTGCGTCGAGCTTCTTAGGTGGGGGGCTGAGCAGCCTGTCGCCCTTGCTGGGTGGCCTCCTGAGTCTGTTCGGCGGGGGCAGTCAGACCGTTGCGGCACCAGCTCCGTTTATGTTGCCAGCACCCGTGCAATCACAGGCAGGACTGACGACGAGCATGCCTGGGCAAGTAGTGCCAGTTAGTTATGGACAAGCAGGCCAGCCGCGAGCACAATCCGCGAGCACATCACCACAGGTCACTATCCAAGTGAGCGCGATGGACAGCCAATCGTTCTTGGATCACAGCGACGACATAGCGATGGCGGTGAAACAGGCAATCTTGAACTCCAGTTCTTTGAATGATGTGATTTCCGACCTTTAGATATGAGCACGTTTCCGACCTTGAAGACTGGCGCGGTGATGCAGTACCCCGCCCAACGGGGTGTTGAGTTTTCGACTGTGGCCTTGCAGTTCTTCGACGGGTCTGAACAACGCTTTCGTAGCTACCAGGCGCCACTTCACCGTTGGGTGATCCGGCTTAGTTTGCTTGATCAAGCTGAACTGCATCAATTTCAAGAATTTTTTCGGGCGATGGCTGGCCGAGCTGAAAACTTCGCGTTCACGGATCCCACGGACGGAACGAGTTATCCAAGCTGCAGTCTGGAAAGCGACGACATAGCCGCCTTGTTGGCAGGTGAATGGAATGGAGAAACTTCGCTAACTGTGCTGGAGAACAGGAGCTGACATGCTTTACTATCCGCAGCTTATTAGCGGAGCCGTCTCCCAATTCCCGGTAACACGAAGTTCCAATATGCGAACGGTTGCCAATCAACTCGCTAGTGGCTTCACGATCCGAATGGCCGATACGGGCGCGCAAAAGGTGCGATGGCAGCTTCGATATTCGAGCCTCACTGACGGCGAACGGTCCTCCATCGAAGGCCTGTTCGAAGCCGCCGAAGGTCAACTCAACACATTTACCTTCTTAGATCCGACCGACAACCTATTGATGTGGAGCGAGGATTGGACGCAGGCTGTGTGGACGGCGGATCCGCTATTGCAAGTGGCGGGCGCCATGCAGGATCCGCTTGGAAGCAGCGACGCAATGCAACTCACGAATACCGGGCAAGCCACACAGCAGATCGTTCAGAACACAACCGCACCAAGTTCGTTCCTGTACTGCTATAGCGTGTATGTCAGGAGCAATGTCCCAACAACAATTCAGTTGGCTGTGGCTGCGGCCGGACAGACGTCATTAACGCCGGTAATCGCCAGCGCGTCGTGGACGCGAACCCTCGCGTCTGGAAGGCTTTCAGTTCTTCAAGACGGCGTCAGTTTCGGAGTGCAGGTGCCGGCTGGCGGACAAGTGGATGTATTCGGAGCTCAAGTGGAGGCACAGCCTGAGGCGGGACTGTACAAGAAGACCATCGATCGCGGCGGCGTCTATTCCAACACGCGGTTTGCGTCCGACCTGCTCGCCTTTACGGCGAACGCACCAAACCAGAACTCCTGCGAACTCGACTTAATCAGCAGTCTGAGTTGAACCTGACACCGGAACTAGAGAGCCTATCGCGGAATGACACCGATTAACATTCTGAAAGAGCTGGAAGTACCCGGAACGCCGCTGTTTCTGTTCGATTGTACGCTGCCAACCGGAGATGTGCAGAGTTGGAGCACTCATAACGTCACTGTCAATGGCAACCAGTACCTCAGCCGGGTGCTCAAGCACAATCTGTTCGAACTGAACTCCAGTCCGGAAACCGCGACCGACGGTGTGTCGACAGTCTCCATCACACTTGCCAACGCGGACGCGTTTCTATCCTCTATTGAACGCAACACCGGCTGGAAAGGATCTGGACTGGCGGTCACATTTTTGTTCTATGACTTGAAGAACCAAGTAGTGGCGTCGGACAGCCAGATAGTATTTCGTGGAATAGCAAACCCGCCGGATCAATCTACTGAATCGACCCTGCGTCTTAGCTTCACAAACCGGCTGAACTTACAGCGAGTATACTTGCCCGAAGTCCGCATTCAAAAGCGGTGTCCGTGGAACTTTCCCAGTACTGCTGCGCAGCGGCTAGAGGCGATCAACGGCGGCACGGAAGGCGCCTTTTCGCCCTATTATCGATGTGGATATTCGGCGGATCAAGCTGGGGGTGTGGGGAACATGAATGGTAGCACGCCCTATACGTCCTGCGACTATTCACGCGGGCAATGCCAGCAACGGGGAATGTTCGATACAGACAATCAGAACAACGCAACCCGGAGGTTCGGGGGAATTGAATTCGTTCCGGCTTCGATTATTGTGCGTAGTTATGGATCGAAAGTATCGCAACTATCCACGCCTCTGGCGAACCAAGCGCTTTATAACGACTTCGTTCCAGTTATTTACGGGACTGGGTGGTGTCAGCCACCAATTGTATTGGCGAGGAACGATGGAAATCTTACGCACTTCGAGGTTCTGCTCGGAGTTGGCCAAATCAGTGGTGTCATTACGGTGGTCGTAAACAACACCGAAATCCCGGTCGGTGTGAACGGAACCAATATGACGGCGACGGGCTGGTACAACGTCATTAGTTATGGAGCCAGGAACGGTAGCTTCAATCCCGACTTTAGCGATTCTTCAGGACATCCACTAGGCGATCCTTATGGAAGCATGGCCTTTCTGTCAGTTGTTGTACCGAATTGGATTTCCAATGGAACTTCGCTTCCCGACATCCATGTTCTGATTCAAGGCCTAAAACTGGCGCGGTTTGACTCCAGTGGTAACTACCAAGACACGGTATTCACCAACAACCCTGCCTGGGTGATGCTGGACGCGCTGTTGCGGAGCGGCTGGAGCTCGGCGCTCCTGGACCTTCCAAGCTTTGCGGCGGTGGCCCAAAGATGCGACGCGCTTATCCCCACGGTGGATGTGAACGGGAACAGCACAACGATTCCTCGGTATCAATGCAACCTTTTGCTGACAGGGCGCCGGAGCGCAGGCGACGTCGTTCGCGGCATTCGCAACGGCTCGGCGCTTTACCTGAGTTTCGATTCGAACGGCCTGATTCAGTTAAATGGGGAAGATACTCTGGCGAACCAACAGCCAACAATGCCGGCTGGAAGTAATAGCACAGAAACGTTGAACGGCGGATGGCCTGCGTACGAATTTGGCGACAGCGCTTTTTCAGGAATCCTGCGCAATCCGAACGGCGCGTCATCGCTCACAGTAACGTCATCGAGCACGGCCAACACTCCGAACCATTATACGGTCGAGTTTCAAGATGAGTTTAATGACTATCAACAAGACAGTCTATCGTTAGTGGATATTGATGACGTTGTGATAACCGGGCAGGATGTTACAAGTTCGCTAACGGCGCTCGGCCTCCCGAATTTCGATCAAGCGAACCGGGCGGTAGCGCTTCAGTTATATAAGTCAGTCTATGGCAACACGTACGTCGAATTTGAGACTAGCGTCAAAGGAATAGGCTTAAAGCCAGGCGACATCATCACGCTGACCTATGCGCGGGAGGGGTTTAGCCGGCAGCCGTTCCGAATCGTCAAGCTATCTCCCGGAATCAACTTTCTTACGGCTGTGATCACTGCGCAAATCCAGGACGACGCTTGGTATACCGCAGTCAACTCGGGTGCGGCGTTCTTGGGGCGACAGGCGGACTTCGAGGTTGGCTTGCCGAGGCCTCTGGTGGGTAGCGTGTTGGACAGCAACGGCGTAGAGGAGTTTGGTGTTTCAGAAAGCTCAACGACGAGTACGGATGGCAGCGTCACAGAGAATCTGTCCGTTTCTTTTTCCGTTCCGGCAAAGCCGGAAGCAAGCGCGGCGGGCATACCTCTGATGGTACCGCTGATGGGACTCAACGCACAGGTGAGTAACACCGGTGGAACGCTGGCCGGCGGCAAGACACTATATTACGCAGTCAGCGCAGTAGATGCGAATGGGGCCGAAGGTGGCCTCTCATTTATTGCAATGGCGAACGTCCCGGCCGGAACGAACACAAACCAGGTAACTCTTCCAAGTCTAAGTTTTTCGTCAGAGGCCAGATTCTTTGATGTCTATCGCGGTCCTAATCCTACGCAGCTCTTGCGGATAGCAAGCAGTGTTGCAATCGCCGGCCAGTTTGTCGATTCGGGGCTAACTGCGTCGTTACAAGGCCCGCCGGATTACAATTTCGATCACGCCAATTTCTATTGGCGTTTGGAGCTCCAACCTCCCGAGCAAGTTAATATCAACTCGGCGACTACGATTGGTAACAGCTCATTAAATATGGTGGTGAACCTTTACAACGGCGCCACCATACGAATCGGTGGGGGGACAGGAGCCGGGCAAGAACGGACCATAGCGTCCAATACGGCTAGTACGCTTACGGTGACGACACCCTGGAGCATCCAGCCGGATACCACTAGTTCTTTCGTGATAGCCCAATCTACGTGGCAGTTTGGCGCTTCGAGCAACGCGTCGCCGGTTTCGTTTGCGGTGCCGAATCGCGAGGGAGTGACGATCCATATTTCTGGGCGCGCTGCGAACGTCGTGGACGAAGAGTGCGCTTATGAATTGTCGCCCCTCACTCGGTGGACAATCCTGGGCGCGACCGGCCAAGCTCTCGACACAGATGTTCCGGGAGTGCCCGTGTTCGGCCTCTACGCAATTGGGGCCGGCAGTGTTGAGGTGCTCGGGATCGCCTTCAGTGATTTGACCAATACGCGATCCATTAGTGCGGGCACCTTGACGCTGGCCTATTGGGATGAATTGCAAGGACCTTCGACAATTCTGCTCAGCGCCGCGATGGGCACTACGGATACTTCGTTTAGCGTGGCTACCGAAGTCTCGGCATCCAGCGGCGACCTGGTGCAAATTGATCAGGAGGTCATGGTCGTCCAGCAAACGGTGACGAACAGCACAAACATTCCAATCACTCGCGCGTCGCATGGCACTGCTGCGGCAGCCCACACCGCTCAGACGGGAGTATACATTCTTGAAGAGAAGATTTTCATCCTGCCGTTCGCACAGGACTTCTTTGGAAGCCCGGCGAGCGGGAGCTATGCATTTCCGATCACGATTCCCGACGTTCGGATCTCCGCCGCGGAGCTGTTCATGACTAACTCGCGGGGCAACAGTAGCGTCGCCGTGGAATCATTTACAAGCACGACGGATTTGGGTCTACGAACTCTCTTGGGCGGCCAACTGACAATTCAGGTGGAAGGGCCTTTGGCGATTCAGACCAACGCGGCGCCTCCGCTTTTGGTTGACACAACGTGTTCCGTTCGAGACGTTTATGCCGTCGTGCAGGATGCGCCTTCGGGAGGACCGGTAACCTTGCAGGTGACCCAGAACGGCCAGGTTTATTGCGAACTTACAATCGCCGCGGATGCCACAGTTTCGAATGTCGTCGATGGCTTTACCCTGGGGCCGTTGCAAGCTCAGGCGATGATTGGGCTGAACATTACCTCCGTGGTGCAGACGGCTAACACCGCGCCGGGTAGCAATTTAACTGTAACAATTCGACTATAAACATTCTTAGTATGCCCGAGACTTTGCAAAAGCTGCAACCGGATCGGGATTTGCAATGTTATTTTTTCGAACCATCGGCTGTCGCGGCACTGAGTGCCAGCAGTCCAACAGGCTATACGGTATCAGGCACATGGCGGCAGCAGTTTGATTGGGCGGTGATCGAGTGGAATCGGGACAACGTATTTGAGCATCCCGCGTTTCGTTATTTGCCCGACGGCGATCTTAGCGGATTGACGTTAAGTTATCAGGAGACACGGGAAAACTGCATTCCATTGGATTCCGATTTGTATCCTACGGTTGACTGGCCCACTCTTCGAATCTGGGCGAACAACGGGAGCGGGGAACAAATCTACAAGATCCCGTTGAAGAGTTACGCGACTCCGATCGCCGGAAGTTATCTGTCGGCCACTGTCCAGTTTACGCTGGGTGGGACCGTCACTTCCGGCGATTACGTCGGACTCGCATTTCCGTCGGAGCATTATTGGTACCTGATGAACGCGGGCGACCCGCTGGAGGTGGCGATTCAGAACATTGCAAACGTGATCCACACCTCGTCGCCAACAATGGACGCGTCTGCCACCGGCGCGACGATTACAATTACATACTTGGGTGCGGGCCGTCAGCCTGTCACCGTTAACACCACGGGAGCGAACGGAAATCGAGTTGGCGTGTACAGTTACGTTTCAGGCAGTCAGACAGAACAATGGGATGCGTTCTCGAAACAGTTTTCAGGTGGAACGTCGCCATCCCAGTGGCAACTCACTCTGCCGTTCGCATCGCTAATGGATCCCGTGCTCCATGCCATGGATCCTACAAACCCGTTGGCCGGACTGGTTCCTGCCAACGCAATCCGGAAACTCCGATGGACATATTCAGCGGACCTGCAAGCTGGGGCTTTCGTTCGCTCCGAATTTCAAGTGGTAGTGTCGAACTGGACAGTTACCGGCAGTGGGCGGCCCTACTCGATCGCTGGTCCAGGCAGCCAGCGCATCGAAGACGTTTCGAATCAGCTGCAATATACGGGTGTCTGGGCCAGCGCTGGTGGAAACTTTTCGGGCGGAACGATTCACTCTACGAACGTACCCCAGTCGAGTGTTGGCTGCACTTACACGTCTTCTCAAGACCACTCCCTGTACTTAGGAACCAGGCTCCTGGCCGATGGTACGTTGATTTCGATTGTTGTCGATGCGGGGAGCCCCTTCACAGTAAACTTAGACGTCGCTGGTGAAGACGTTCTAATCAGGAGCCTGCTTGGTAACCTCGGCCCGGGAACGCATACCGTGACGGTAACTCACGATGGCGGCAGCGGAACGTACTTCTACCTTGATTTTATCGAGATCGCCATCGTGGCAACAGTTCTGCCCACCGAGACAACTGAGATTAAGCTAGCTGCTGCCACGGACTGGGATACGGAGCACTCCCTTGTGCTAGCGCCGGAACGTACCGCTTGGATGATTTATTCCCTCGGTTTCCGAGCTCGTGCGAACCACTACGTAGGTGCTCTGTGGTTCTATGAGCTGACCTGCGTCGGCCAGCAATACGCGTCCGCAACGGTGACGTTTTCCGGATCACCGGACCCAAATCTCGTTACACAGATCATTCTGGGCACATATGGTCAGCCGTCGTCGACGGACACCACAATTGAGCATTTGAATCTCATCGGCGACACTACTGGGACTCTAGCGACAGCCTTTTCCCTTTTGATCAACGGCGGCTATACGGCGGTCTGGGCCCAAGCCAGCGGAAGCCAGGTCACCATCTATTCGCGGTCCATGGGCACTGATGGCAACATGATTACTATCGCGACCAGTGCGAACACAACGAACCTGACGATCACGGTATCTGGTACCACAGCCTCCGGAGTTACTAGCTTCTCAGGCGGCGTGGATGGTAACTGGTACACCGATCTGGAAGCAATGCCACGTCTGAACCGCGCCGTCCGCGACTGGAGCCTAAGCTACTTTCAGGCGCTCAAGGGCTATGGACTTGACGCGACTGCGTCGTTTAGTATGGAACTCGGCAACGGCGATCCATCGGTGGCCGCTGGTATCGCGCAGCGTTACCCTGACCAAACCGCGGCGTTGCTCACCACTCCCTCGTTGCAGACGAACTTCTCGCCTATCAGTTCGGCGTTTTGGCAACAAGTACACTTGGATATGGCCACGGTAATGAATGCCGCTGGGCTGACGCCGTATTTGCAATTCGGCGAAGTGCAGTGGTGGTACTTTCCCAATGTGACGGCAAAATCGGGCGCTGTTTCCGGTATGCCGTTCTACGATGCTTACACGACCAACACTTTTCAAACGAAGTTTGGCCGCGCCATGACCGTCATCACGAGCAATACGGTAGATCCTACAACGATTCCGCAAGAGGCTGCTTTCCTGCCAAGCTTGATTGGCAGCTTCACTGCGCAGATCCGCTCTTTCGTTCGCGCCACCTATCCGACCTGCCGCTTTGAAGTTCTCTATCCTCCCGATGTCAACAATTTTCCCCTTACACAGGTCATCAACTATCCAACAAACGACTGGACTCCTGCCAATCTGACTTGCCTTAAGACGGAGGCCTTCACTTACACTTACGACCGCAATTTGGACATGAGTCTTGTATCGATGAACTCGGTAAACAGCCTGGGTTTCACGCCCTCGCAACGGGGTCATCTGCTAGGCGTTAGTGATTCATCCACAGCGTGGCTCAAGGAAGTAAGGCTCGCCGAGGGACAAGGGTTCGATTCGGTCGTCCTCTTCGCGCTGGACCAGATATGCTTGATCGGCTACTCACTGCCGCTCACGCGCGGTATGCGCAGGAGCACTCAACTCGGCTGA